ATGCAGCGACGACACAATGAACGATCAGTGATTGCCGGTGTGATGAAGGAGATCCAGCAATGACATTGGGCCTAATGAACTGGCAGTCAGACGCTGATCTGGTTCGTGATGAAAACGAGCAGGCGATTGAGCAGGAAAAGCTGCAACGTAAGATCACAGTCGAATCCAGCTTAGCTGGACATATACGACAGAGCTGGGAGAACAACAAACAGGCAAAGCGTGATGTTGAACAACGACTACTGGAATGCCTGCGTAGACACAAGGGGGAATACGACGATCAGAAGCTGTCTGCTATTCGTCAAACCGGTGGGTCAGAGGTTTACATCAAGTTAACGACTACAAAGACGCGAGCGGCAGAGAGCTGGATTCGTGACGTTATTATGCCCGTCGATGAGCGTCCGTGGGGTTTAACGCCAACCCCGATTGCTGAGGTGCCCGAGCCGATCCGGCAGGCACTGATGCAGAATGTTCAGGCTCAGATACAGGAAATGCAGGCCCAGGGCGAACAGGTTGATCAGGGAACAGTCCAAAAAATGATGGAGGAGGCTGTTGAGAACGCGAAGAAACGGGCGCAAGAGCTGGCAGAAAAAGCCTCGGATAAGATGGAACTGAAGATCGAGGATCAGCTGGCCGAGGGCGGCTGGACTGATGCGCTTGAGTCATTCACGTCAGATTTTGCAATATACCTGACCGCGTTTATCAAAGGGCCAGTGCTTCGTCGACGCAAGACGCTGGCATGGAAAGAGGGGTGGAAGCCGGTACAGATCGATGAGGTCCGACCAGAGTTTGAGCGGGTGAGTCCGTTTGATATGTACCCTTCAGCCGATGCAGTCGACATTGATACGTCAGCCAATCTTATCGAGCGAGCACGGTACACCCGGGCAACGCTCAACGGTTTAATTGGTGTGGAAGGCTACGACGACGATGCACTGCGACAAGTTCTGACCGAATATGGTCAAGGTGGATTGCGGGACTGGATCTGGGGTGATCAGGAGCGAGCTCGGCTTGAAGGCCGCGAGCATGAATGGTTGCTCGGTGACAATACAATCGATGCACTGCTCTACTGGGGAGGCGTTCAAGGCCTCACATTGTTGCAGTGGGGCATGAACCCCGATCAAGTCCCTGATCCGTTGATGGAGTATCAAGTTGAAGCGATTCTGATTGGTCAGCACTGCATTCGTTGCATTATGCACAGCGACCCGATGCACCGCCGGCCATATCACAAGGCCAGTTTTCAAGAAATTTCTGGTTCGTTCTGGGGAATGGCTATTCCGGAATTGATGGACGATATTCAGGACATTTGCAACGCTACTGCTCGCTCACTGGTGAACAACCTGGCGATAAGTTCTGGCCCACAAGTGGATGTATCGATGGACAGGCTCGCGCCTGGTGAAGATCCGGAGGACATTTACCCCTGGAAGGTTTGGCAAACTAACAGTGATCGGATGGGTACCGGCAACAACCCGGCAATCAGATTTTTCCAGCCGGCCAGCAACGCAGCCGAGTTGATGTCCGTATTCGAGAAATTTGAAACCAAAGCCGATGATGCAACCAACATTCCTCGCTACATTTACGGCAACGAAAACATAGGCGGCGCAGGCAGCACAGCATCTGGGCTGTCAATGCTCATGGAGAGCGCGAATAAAGGCATTAAAGCAGCAATCGGACACATTGATACCGGCGTCATTCGTCGAGTCATTGAGGCGCTGTGGCTGCATAACATGATGTACAGCAATGACAATTCGGTTAAAGGCGATTCCAAAGTCATACCGAAAGGGTCTAACGCCATGCTGCAACGTGAGCGCACGGCAATGCAGCAACGTGAATTGTTCGACAAGATTGCTAACCCGGACATTATCGGTCAAGCGCTGGGCGTTCGTGGTCAGATCGAGTTGTTGCGAGCAGTCACTAAAGGTGTGGGTATTACCGGCCTGGTACCTGACGGCATTGAAGACCAGATCGAAGAAAATATGAATCAGAAAGATCCTCAGTCAGAGTTAATGCTCGCGGAGTTGGAGGCCAAGATTGCCAAGCTGCAAGCCGAAGCCAAGAGAACGCAAGCACAAGCCGAGAAGGACATCGCGGAAGCCGGGCATGAACCTGTTAAAGCAGAGAAAACACTGGCTGAAATACAGGAAATACTGAATCAGATGAGGCAGCAGAATGCAGGACAAACCAACGAAACCAGACGCGCAACAAATGGAGGCTCTGGCCAAGCTGGTAATCAGCGGCAACCCCGGATGGAAAGCCCTGGAGCAATGGCTGGAGTACGAGAAGCAGCGTTCCCTGGACTTCCTATCGGACGCAGTGCAGCCGGTGGAAATGCACCGAGCCCAAGGGGTGCTGGGTACAATCAACAGGCTGGTCGATGACATCAACGGCCATATCGACCGCATGCGCAAACAAGGCTAACACATGAAATATTCTCGCCGGTTAGGCCGATTCGTTATCAACACAACAGTTATCGAAGAAGATTCAGAAGCTGTTTATGCCGTTATGGGGCAATGTATTCCCGTGCGTGCCGAGCAGATGTATGAGCACGATGGCATTGAATATCTCGCTATCAGCGACCAATTTGATCCGGTCCCTTACGGTGTGGTTGTCCCGGAGTACGTAGCCAACATAACTCGCACAGAAGGCGAGCCAATCGAGGTAACGTTTACCAGAAAATAAACTGACTCTTTCCATAACAAAGCCGCTTCCGGAGAAATTTTGAGGTGGTTTTTTTATGGGCGAAACCGCTAAGACGCTCGCTCTGTGAACCCTGGCACTTGCCAGCTCGCACCCACTCCCAACCCGTCGCGAGACGCTGGAGAAACAATGAACTTACCGAAATCAGTCCAAACACAAGCCGACGCCGCCGAAGCCGCCCGCTCATCCGCTTACGATGAACCCGAGCATACAGGGCCGGTAGCAGCGCAAACCGATAAGGCACCGCAGACAGAAGCCATACAGCCCGAACCCGAAACCCGAGACGCCGGTTACTGGCGCCATCGCTTCGAGGTCGTCGAGGGCAAGTACCGAGCCGAAGTCAAAGTGATCCCGTCGCTGCGCCAGGAGATCAAGGATCTGAACGCACAAGTGGAGCAATTAAAATCTAGTCAGGGTAGCGCATCGGGTGATGTGAAATCCGCTCTGCTGGATGGTTTGCCTCAAAGTGTTGTCGATGAATATGGACCCGAACTGATCGATGCGATTGCAAAAATTGCCGCCAATGCCAGCAAGTCTGACAAGGCACCCGAGATTGAAACCCTGCAAAGCCAGGTAAACAGCATGACCGAGGAACGTCAACAGGAGCGCCAAGCGCAAATGATGGCAGAACTTGAGCGCGCCGTTCCAGACTGGCAACAACTTCAATCCAGCCAATCAGGTCAAGACTGGTTGTACGGGTATGACCCGAAGACCGGCAAGCAGCGCAATGAAATCCTCATCAATGCGGCCAACCAATTCCAGACGCAGACCGTGATCAACTTGTACCAGGGCATGAAATCGGAAATCGCCGGACGCAAACCACCCGAGAATCAGGTACAGCCACCCCAAAGCCGGTCAACAACGCAAACGCCGGCAGGCGGGCAAAGCTGGAGCCGCGCCCAAATCAGCCAGTTCTATAAGGACCGGACGCAGGGCAAATACTCGGATGATCAAGCAAAGGCGCTTGAGCAAGACATTTTCTTAGCTCAAACCGAAGGCCGAATCAACGGCTAAAACTTTTATCTATCGCCGTGAGGCGACAGGAGTAATTTATGGCAGGTCCAACTCGCGCATCGGGTCATCCCAATGTGAGTTCAACTTCAAGCCCCGGCTTTATACCGCAGGTATGGTCCGGGAAGCTGGTTTGAGATTTCTGGCCAGCGTAATACTGGATCTTAAAAACGGGGAATTGCAACCGCGATAACCCGATGCAAGCGCATATAGATTGCCACAACGCCCGGATGGGACAGAGGTAATATGAACGAAAAATATCTGGCTGGATTCATTGATGCTGATGGTCACATTAGCGTCAGGGCTCGAAAGGGCGCCAAACCTGATCTTGAGGTTTCGGCGGCACAAAGAGCTCGCTACCGAGATATTCTTGATTACGCACAAACCGAGTTCGGCGGGTGCATAAGAGAGAGATTCGACGGGAAGTACCTTGAGTTACAAATGAGGTGCGGTCCGGCCAGGAAGTGTCTGGAAAGGCTCAAGAAGTACATGGTTATTAAAGGCCATCAAGCAGAGGCGCTACTTGCTTTGGTTGATGGTTCGCCTGTACTGAAAACCGATGAGGAAGTGAAGTCGGTAAGAGCGAGGGTAAAGCAGATAAGAGCAACCCCAAGAGAGACTTTGCCAAACTTCCCAAGCCGGAAGTGGCTGGCAGGGTATTTCGATGGCGACGGCAGTTTTACAGCGAAGGTCGCAAAAGACGGTGGTTACGGGTACCCCAGGGCAAGCATCTTGGCATCCCCTAATTACCGTGCAGGGATTGATCTAATCTACAAGTGCTTAGGTGGTAGTATAAGCAAGTCCGGGAACAACTTTACTTGGCAAATTTCACTGAGCCAGCCGAGCAAAGCCATTCAGTTCTTAGAGTATTTCGCGAAGCACCTAAGCATAAAAAAACCCCAGGCATACTACCTATTAGGCTGTGCAAAGAGCGGCAATTTTCGCAATGGCGATCTAATCCGTGAGCACCTAATGAGCCTAAATGCGCAGCAGCACAGACTGAGTGATCCAGCTTCATACGCGGCCGATCTGGTACGGCAAGTCGACTTCGATATTGAGAAGAAGCCTTGCAACTGGATTGGACGTGATAGGAAGAAGCGACAGTCGAACCTACAAAACGTGTAGGAAAGCGAAAAACTTTACAAATCAACAGTCTTTGGCGCAATCGCCAACACTGACTATCAGGGTGAGATCAAGAGCCAGGGCGACTCGGTTAAAATCCGCACCGTTCCCTCTATGGTCATCCGTGACTATGAGATCGGCGGTGGTGTTACATACGACAAACCCACTAGCGACGCAGTAGAGCTGCAGATCGACAAAGCGAAGTATTTCGCTTTCGAGGTCAACGACGTTGACGCTTACCAATCAGACCTGAAATTGATGGATGATTGGTCAAACGACGGCGGCGAGCAGATGAAGATCGCTATCGACTCATCAATTCTGTCCACTGTTTACGGTGATGCAGGTATGGCCGGTGCAACCGCAGGCGCGGAATCTGGCAACATCAATCTGGGCGTAACTGGTACACCAGTGGAGGTCACTAAGGCCAACGTTATTGATGTGGTCATCGATACCGCTCAAGCAATGGATGAAGCCAGCGCGCCAGACTCTGATCGTTACATTGTGATTCCGGCCTGGATGAGCGCTTTGCTCAAAAAATCCGAGCTGCGCGATGCGTCGATAATGGGTGATGGCACCAGCGCCTTCCGCAATGGGCGCTTGGGTATGCTGGATCGTTACACGGTTTACACCAGCAACAACCTGAGTAAAACCGATGAAGGCTCCGGCGTGGTTCCAACCAACATCATCTTTGGACACAAAAAGGCAATGACCTTTGCGAGCCAGATGACCAGCATGGAAACACTGCCCAATCCGAACGACTTCGGTAAGTTGATCCGTGGCCTGAACGTCTACGGCTTCGAGGTTATCGACCCGAAAGTGTTTGGTCACCTGTACGCAATGAAAGGCTAAACCCAAGCCCCTGGGATTCCGGGGGCTTTTTTATTTGGAGGTCACCATGGGTGATAACGACGAACCAACCAACCTGAAACAATACGTTGAGCAGTGTGCCGACGTAGCTGAATTGCACGATATTGCCAAAGAAAAGTTTGGCGAGGCCATCCACAACCGAACCGGACTGGAAAAAAGCCGCGAGCGGGTGTTGGAGTTGATTGATGAGGAAGCCGGTGCTGGTCAGGCTGCTGTACCTGCTGATAACAGCCAGGCTGATGATGGATCTGCTAATGCCG